TCGTTGACACGGATAACCCCGATCAAGCGGCATGGCGGACTGATTCCGCCCTCAGATCAGAGGTCGAACGCAAAGCGATAAACTACCGCTCCTACCTCTCGACAGAGGCCGATATCGACAGCCTTGGGTTTCGATCATCACTGCAATCCACCGGCACGCCGTGCGTGATCCTACAGGATGCAAACGGTAAGCTGGTCAAGGTGATTCGACCCGCCAGCCTTGCCGATATCATGGCGATACTGGAGGCGATCAAATGAGCCAGCCAGAACTCTTCCCATGTTTCTGGAACGATTGGCGTGGCATGGGCAACCGCCCACCGTCGATCAGCCTCAAGCTCGGTTCGCAGCCACTAACTGACATCCCGCAAAGCGAATGGGTGGAATTCGACTTAACCTCATCACCAAACTTCCCAATAAAAATCAAAGATCAAGGCCAGTTTGGCGCCTGTAATGGCCACGCCGCAGCCACATCACTGGAGGTGGCTCGCTGGATTGCCGGTCAGCCACACATCGAGCTGTCTCCCTGGCTGATTTATGCCGACTTGTGCCGTGGTTGGGATACCGGATCAAGCATTGCCGAGGCGCTGCAACTACTTGAGAGGTCAGGCACTTGCGAGACTTCGCTGGTTCCATTCGGCACGATCAACCCGTCCTCAGTCAAGCAACAGGCACGCAATGATTGCAAGCGGTTCAAAATTGAAATCGGTACGACGCTCCTGACTTGGCAAGATTTGTGCGTTGCAACTCAATTACGGAGACCGTTCAATTTCAGCGTCCCAGTCAATTCCGGTTTCAACGCACTCGACGCGAACGGATGCCCATCCAACAGGTCAGGCTCGCACAATCACGCTGTGATGGGCGGTTTGGGGATGCGGAAAGCACCGGATGGCCAATGGCTCATTCGTTGGCAGAACAGTTGGGGCACGCGATGGGGTCAGAATGGGCGTGCGTGGTTGTGCGAAAAGAATATTCAAGGATGGGGTTTCGATGCTTACAGTGTCTCGGCAATTGCAACGATCACGCCTGACACGGCACCCGCAATAAATTAATGAAACGCAAAACACCTAAGAGCAGGCTCAATGCCATGCCAAGCGGCACGGAGTTGGAGCGTATTGCCCGCCGGATCCTGACGGAGCTGGGCAACAACGTGGCAAGACCGTGGCTGGCGATTTACGACCGTAAGAAGGAAGCCGACCCGTTCACCGCACCGCTTGATATGGCTGGCAAGTTCATACCTGTCATCGAGGCATGGATTGACCAATCGGGCCGGTCACTGCTGGTGTCGCTTGACCAGCAGGACGCCGATCAATGGCTAGTCCGTGCTCCTGAGGTGCTCCAAGCCGCTCGCGAGGCTGTTCTGGACCTGTGTAACGAGACCATTGAGCAATTCACCACCGACACGCTCAAGACGCTGGAAGGCATGCGGCTGGATATCGCAGCCTCTATCGAATCCGGTGAAACGGCTGGCGAACTGACCAACCGCATCAGCACGTGGATCAAAGACAACGCCCGCTGGCGTGCACGGCGAATTGCAATCACGGAATCAGCACGGGCCTATAACACCGGACTGGTTAAAGCCGCTGAAAGCCTTGATTTCGTGGCCGGATGGGAGTTGCTCGTCTCGGATGACGCCTGCCCCCTGTGCCACATGATTTATCGTTTATGCCCGATTATCCCCAAGGGCGGGACATTCGGAACGAACGGTAACAACAAGACCTACAAGGACTTGAAATTCCCTCCGATGCATCCCGGTTGCCGCTGTTCGCTGCTGGAAGTATTCGACGACGAAATGCCAAAGGAATTGAAACCGCCTGCCAGACCCGGCGAAAACGGCTACCTGAGACCATCCGAAGCGGACTACGAAACGGCGGATCAAGGCGGTTATCTGTCAGTTGCAATTGGCAACGCGAAATCGTTCACAAAAACAGGCCGGGTACTGGAGTCCTGATACATGGATCTGATGACCAAAGCGATCGAATCAGGCTTGTCAGAGTCTGATTCAGGGGGCTTTACAGCCTATGCAAGCCGGTTTCTGAACATCGACCGGCAAGGTGACATGATCCTGCCGGGTGCCTATAACAAGGCCCTGCCAGAGTTTCTGGACGATGGCGGGGTGATACTTGCCGACCACATCAATAAGACTATGTCTGTGGCCGCCACCATGCGTGATGCACACGAGGACCGCAATGGACTGCTGGTTGATGGCTCATTTTCAGCCACAGAAACAGGCCAGCGAATACGGCAACTCCTGAAGGAGAAGGCCGTCAATAAAATGTCAATTTCATTTCGGGCCGCCTCTCGCAAGATCAAGGAAGCGGATGTGCTCGAAATCTGGAACCGCTACAACTACAAGCCCACAGGCACTCAGAAGCAACTTGCCAAGAGTGGAGCGAATTTGATTTCCGAGGTAAATGAAATCCTCGAAGTTTCATTTGTGCCGATCCCAGCCAATAAAGACGCTGGAATTCTCACGGTGAAATCACTTGAAACACCGACCCCGGTGGTGGATGCCGATCGCCTGCTGGAACTGTTCCAACGGGCTGAATTGGCTGATTCGATTCTGACCGCCGCCAAGCGGTAAACGAAAGGTTAGTGACCCATGTCTACAACTGCATCTGAGCCACGTTCGGCGGCCACAATCGCTGAAGATCGCCTTGTTTTGGCCAACAAAGTCAAATCACTGCGAGATGAAATGATTTCCGGTTCGGACGAAATCCGCTCCGAAAAGTCTGGTGAATTGCAATCGACCATTGACCAGCTTGAAGCCTGTGACGGGCAATATCAACTGGTCAAGGCGCTCGAAAATGCCAACGCAATGGTTGAAAAGTATTCGCAACAACCTCAACGCCCACAGGCCACAAGTAAGGCCGCTGTACTTGACCGTCAGTCTGGCCAGGTCGTTTCAGGTGGCGAGCTTGCCACACTCTCAGACGCTGAGGTCATGGGCAGTTACGACTACCACAAGGCCTTCGAGTCGTTCCTCGGTGCGCGTGGCAAGCTGGAAGATGTCAAGTGCCGCAATCACCGTGACGTGCTCGAACGGTACGGTAAAGGTGGCGATAGAACCTTGTCGCCAAACGAGATATTTGCCCCGTTCCGCAAGGATATGTATCTCGCCTCGACCAGTCTGGGATCGAACGCCGTAGCCCCTGATTTTCGCTTCGATATCATCACGCCTCGGACTGTCCAGCCTGTGATGCCTCGAATCTGTCAAACCCTTTCCACGAACGTCAGTTCGGTGACGATCCCCAAGAATAACGATGTCAATTCTGACACACGTTATGGCACGACTTTCCGCCCAACGAAAGGTGAAAGCCCGAACGGAACCGCGAACCAGAAGGACACCGGGCCGTTTGGCCAAATGGTGATTAATGCAAACACCGGCTCGATGTTTGCGGATGTCTCGCGAGACTTCTTTCAAGACGCGCCGGGCCTGTCCAGTTATCTCCAAGGCGAGGCATCAAAAGCCTTTGCCGCTGTTCTGGATGACGAGATCATCACCGGTGTCACCGGCTCAATTCAAGCCGAGGGGATCCTGACCAACACCAGCATTGGCATCACCAAGACCGGCGTGGCAAACACGCTGACAGGTCCGAAGATCACGGATGCTTACTACGCTTTCCGTCAGCAGTACAGCCCCAACCTGTCATGGGTGATGGCTCGCGGCACTCACGGTAAGCTGTTGCAACTCTTGGACGGTGCTAACCGCCCATTGTTCCTGCCAAACAGTTTGGCTGGATACACGCAGTCCCCACAGCCGGATATCCTTGGATCTCCAGTTTACTTCAACGAATTCGTTCCAGCCTCTGGGTCGGGATCGCCGAAGTCAATTATCGTCGGCAATTTCAGCGAGTACTTCTTGCTTCTGCGTCAGGGCTTTACGGTTCTGGTCGATGATATTTCGATGGCTTATAAGAACCGGATTCGGGTTTCATTCAGCTACCGTTTCGGCGGCGCTGTGCGTGATCCTAAGGCTTTCCAGATTGTTCACGAAGCCGTCTGAGTTTGTCGGTTTGGTAGTCAGCCCGGCGGATTCTTCCCTGCCCGCCGGGTTTCATTTCAACTTGAGGTAAAACGATGGCCGCTTACATCTCGCAATCCGAGGCAACCACTTATGCGGATGTTATCGGTACATGGGCAGCATCGTCTGCCGTGGCTTATCTATCTGCCGCATCGGCATTGATCGACCAATACTGTGCCCGAACGTTTGCATCGGCTGACTTGACTGCCGATGTCAAACTGGCGATTGTGTTCACTGCAATTCATTTAAAGACATCAGGTCAGAACCCCGGCGTTTTGACCAGCGAACGAATCGGTGATTATTCGGCCACGTATCAGATGTCCACCACCGGTGGCGGTTTACCAGCGATGGCTGTGCAACTGCTCCAGCCTTATAGAGTGGTGGTGATGGGATGATTAAGGCGTCATTTAAACTGGATTGGCAGGGTGGTGCGTTTTCAGCCCGACTGCAGGGCGAACTCAGACAAGCTGTCCAAAAATCAGCCAGGCTAGTCCGAAGAGCGGCTGTCGATCTGTTGAATGTGACTGGCAAGGCCGCGACACGTGATTTGAATCGCTCATCGAGCAAGGCTTTCAAGGGTTTAAACAAGACCCAAAAAAATGCCCTGATATTCTCGAACGGAATGGCCAAAATCAAAGGTCTGAAAACAATCAAAAGCGTAAAGACCGTCGCGTCACTCACAATGGGCGGTTCACATAATGGAGTTAAAGGGATTTATTGGTACGGCTCACCTTTGAACCGGTGGGTTAGTTCCTCCCCGGCTGGATCACCACCACATAAACAGAGTGGTCAGCTTCAGAAGATTGCCGTCGAATACAGCCAGGGCGATTACAAGGCTAGGATCGGTCCACAGCAAGGTTTGAAGTACGCCAGAATCCAAGAACTTGGCGGCAAGGGATTAATCCGACTTCCACCACGTCCGTATATGCGACCGGCGTTTGAGTCGCAACAGGAAGCGATCATGTTTCAATTCGCGATGGCACTCCAGAGGGCTGCGAAATAATGCAAACGCCTCACGTCATCAACTACTTCGCAGCCATAGAAACCGTCTCCGCAACACTCGGAGGGATCAACCGAACCTATCCGGCCACCGGTGTCGCGATGTCCGCATTTGTGCAATTTCGGAGCGATGGGCTGGCAATTGTAAACCAGACTGAGGGCAATAACGTCATGGCCTCGATTTACGTCAACGGTTTATTCGCCGCCAAGGCTTACGACCGGATCAACTACAACGGCGTCTGGTACGAGGTCATGGCCGTAGTGCCCGGCAATGGGCCACGTGGAACCATGTACACCCGATTAAATGTGGGGGCGAATGAACAGATTTGAATATCAATACCACCATCCAGAATATCCGCTCGAAATGGGCCACGATATTCCCGCTCCTGCCGCTGTCATTTCAATTGGCACCCGGCAACGCCAAACCACCTTACGCGGTCCTGAGGCTTTCGACCATCACTCCAAATGAGCCGACCACCACCTATCGCGACTGGCAAATGACAGGCACGTTTTACCTGTTCGATGTTTCTGATTCTACCATCATCGCAAACACCCAGACACTTGTTGACGCATTCGACCGTGGTGCCATCACGGGCATTGATTCGTCGTTAGTGCAATCCGCTGAGATCGACGTAAATTACACCGATCAAAGTGCTTTGTGGTCCTCTTCCGTTCCCGTTGAATTCCGCTGGACTACCTGACCTGAAAGGCTTGAACCATGCCATCGACTCCCAAAACCACGTTCTATTCTACCACCGTCACGTTTGGCGGCGCGTCTATCGCAGCTGCATCCGCAAGCTATACCGATTCGATTGAATTGGCTGACACCACGACAACTGCCGATGGTGGTTACAAGTCTGTGACGCCAACGTTGAAAGACCGCAAAGCCACCGTCACCACCTATGTTGGATCGGCCAACAGCACCCTGCCAACCATCGGGGCCAATGGCTCGCTTTCGTGGACAGGTGGTGGTGCCGCTTTCCCGGCATACGTTGCCGATGTGTCGTTTGGTCAGGCTCAGGTCAACGGGGCTATCCCTGTGACGATTTCATTCCAAGGCAACGGGAATTAATCTGTGGCTAATCCTTCAAAGATCGCAAACACGGTCCTGACGCGAGATTTCAACGGCACACCTTACAGGGTGGGGAAACTCACTCTGGGTGCGGCGTTGGAAATCGAGTCGTATTTATCTGAACTCAAAACGCCCTATGAAATCCTGCAGGATTCCAAGGCGTTGGAACAGGTCGGCAAGGAACTGGCTGATCAGCTTGTTTCCAAGGCACTTCAAGAGACTCACTTCTGGCCACCGGATGCCATCACGGCGCTTTGCACCCAGAAGTTCTTAGTGAAAGCCGATTTCGGGATTGCATTTCTATCGGCAGTTTTGCGGCACTACAACCCGCACTTGCAGCCGGATGAAATCTTGGCGATTGCCAAAAGTGCCACAACGACAGATGTGGTTGAGATGCAATTGATTGCTTTTGGAGCGAATGAAACCGACCCAAAAGGCGAGAACGCCGCAGGTCAGCCGACGATGGCGGACCTCGCGAGCGAACCGATTGGAGTCGCATCATCGCCTACATGATGAGCGAAATGCACGTTGGCTACAAAGACTTGATGGATATGCCTGTTACGGCACTGTTCGAGATCATGGACGGTGCCTCACGCAATCGAGGGGACTGATATGTCTACAAGCGTTGGTAATCTCTCGGTTGAACTTGGCATCTCAGATGACCAGCTCAGGGCCGGGCTTGCACAAGCGGTGGTGCAGGCTCAGCAGGCCGGTCAGAAGATGCAAGCGGCTATCGGTCAGGCAACCAAAATGCCTGCCGGTGGTGGTGGTGGATTCGGTGGCATGAGCGGATTCGCGCAATCCATTGGCCGGATCGCTGATGATGCTCAGTATGGTTTTCGCGGGATCGTGAACAACCTGGAACAACTTGGGGCATCTGCCGGAACAACTTTTGGCATGTCCACAAAGGATGCGATGGCATTCGGCGCCGTGATGACCCTCTTGGGCGTGGCCGTCAACCAGGCCGCCGATGAACTGGTCAAACTGACAGACACCCGATCGGAATTCGAGAAGTTGACAACATCTGCAGTCGGTTACGCCGGTGCGTTGAACATGGCTGAGGCGGCCATGAAATCGCTTGCGAGCGAAACATCCGACTTGATGAAAAAGGATTCTACATCTGGCGTCGGTGCATTCTTTGGCCGGATATCAGGTAAGATGGCTGATAACGCAAGCGAAGGTAAAGGGGTGTTCAGTAACCTGTTTGGCGGTCGCACACCGAAGGCGCAGTTGGATGCCAACAAGGCGGCTGGCGAGCAAGCCCACCGAAACCAGATGGACATGATGCTGACCAATCCGAAAGTCTTACGCGACCGGGCTGCGATGGAAGCGGGTGCCGGACTCGTAGAGCGTGGCCGGAATGCCAAGGACACAGAAATCAATAAAGACGCTGGTGTCGTAATGAAAGAATCAATCAAAGGCAAGGAAGAGCTGTCGCGGATCCAAGTGGAGCGACAGATGATCGCTGGTGGCATGAAGCCAATGGACGCTGAAACGGAATCATTGAAACTCCTTGGAAACGCATCGAATGGGGTTGTGGAAGCGTTCAACGCTCTGGCGGCACGACTTCCGGAATTGAAATTAGCGGAGAATTTGCAGAATGTAAATAACGCCCGAGATACCGAATCGAACATGAAAAATCTTGCCGACGATTTCCGCGATCGTGAGAAGGTGAAGAAAAAGAAAGGGGATATGGAAGACAAGATCGGGGATGCTCGCGACCGGCTTGAGCAACTGACAGCACAGCGAGCCAGAACCGAGATCGTCGGATCATCGGACGTGTTCAACCGCAACTTGAACGCTGGAACTGGCGACGATCCGACAGTCAAGGCGATCGAAAAACAAACCGAAGAGATTCGCCGAATGACCGATGAAATTAAGGGGCTAGGATAATGGGAGCACCGACCGTACCTTACAAACAAGCCGCCAGCCCATCGCCACGCATCACGGCAAACCTTCAGGGGTTGTCATCGAACGTGCGGTATAAAGTCGATTGGGCGGATGCGTTCACCTTTGTCAATTCCGCACTTGGTTTGCTCGATGGTGCGCCGTGGGCGTGGCCAGCATCACCCAACATGCGAGCCACATCGGCCAATATCGAGCCGGTGGGACATAAGGACCGAACCGGAATCGGATCGGCACCGGGTGAATATTACGAGTCGGCATTTGTGGACGTGACGTTCTCGTCGATCGTTTCCACGCCTCCTGGTGTCGCCTACGAACAACCGGTTGCAACTCAGTTTGACCCGGCCAACCCAATTGAGATGAGTTCGTTTCAGGTCCAGTACGCTGCGGAGATGATCAAGATCCCAAGTGGGGCAGTTAAATGGGCTACGGCGGGCGCTGACGGGACGGCCCAGTCTGTGCCGGCAGATATGCCGCAACCGTCAAGCGGCAGCGATTTCATTCGTGCCCCGACGTTTAATTTATCGCTCACCTTGCACAATTGCCTGTACGCTAATTCCAGCATGTTCCAAGAACGGGTCGGTAAA